CTGGTAAAGTCATTGTAAATGCTCCACCTGAAGTATTTGCAAAATATCCTTCACCTGCAACTGCAGTGAAATTAGCAGTTTTAATACTTCCTGTTTGCCAACTTACAGCGCCGCCGCCTGCGTCTGCAAAACTTAAATTTCCAGAGCCATCTGTAGTTAATACTTGGCCGCAAGTACCATCCGCATTTGGATATTTTAATCCATCTAAAACAACATTTCCAGAACCTTTAGGAGTTATAGTTAAATCAATATTTGTATCATCTCCAATTGCACTTATTTCTGGTGCAGTTGAAGTGGCTGCATTTTTAATTTGTATATTATTTACTGCAGAAGCTGTTTTTGAAAAAATTAATTGTTCATTTGATGAATCATCTAAAATACCTTTAGTATCATCAACTAAAATATTATTTCCGTTAGTATCTAAATTTCCAGATAATTGTGGAGTGATGTCTGAAGATAAATCTGTAAAAGCTGTGTCAACAACGTTAGTACCATCAGAGTAAACCATTTTAGTACCTTTGTCAGTTGCTGCCCAAGTTACTCCAGTTCCTGAAGTAGTTTTAACAGTTACAGTAAATGCACCTGAAGTTCCGTTTTCAATGATGTAAGTTTTTTCTACTGAATCAGGAATTACAACATCAATGTTTCCAGTGATTGTTCCTGTTAATTTAATTACTTGATCTTTACCGTTTGATAAAGCACCATTTGAAAAAGTTAAAGTTGCACCAGTAGTTGCATTAACTGTGATAGCAGAATAGCCACCGATAGCTTGTTCTAAAATAAGTAAGTTAGTATTTGTAATTTGACCCCAAGTTCCTGAGTTTTCACCAGTAGCCTGTACAGTTAATTTTAAATTATCTGATGTTGAGTTTGCCATGTTTTAAATTCTCCAATTATTTAAATTTTATAAATTTTGACTTCAAAGTCAATATATTATTTTTAAGCAGCGGTGTCAACTTCTTGCCAACCTGGTGGAACAACTGGTGCTGTGCCAGTATTTACTTGGTTCCATATTAGTGTTCTAAGGCTTCCTTCAGCCATTGTCAAGGCATTTCCTGACAATAATACATTAGCATTTCCAGTGATATTTTCATCACCTTCTTGCATAGTTAATTCTTGACCTGTTACATCAGCTATTGTAACTGCCTCTAATTCAGCTGTTCCATCAGCCATTGTCATGGCCATTGATGGAGGTAAAGCATTTGAGATAGTTGTAGAACCATTGGTTCCATCAAAATGAAGTAAGTTTACTGTATTTGCATCTATACTAAATTCTGATGTTGGAACAGTTATTGAAGCATCTGTAACTGGGTTATATCTTGCAATATCAGATTGTCTGTATTCATCAATATAGGCTGAAACCGCGTTGGCTCCATTTAAGTCTGCTCCTATAAATGTTCTATTTGAATTATTGTTATTTACTAAACCACCACCTATAGCATTTCTTCTTGTTCCTCTTGACCATAATGCTCCGTTGTTTGAAGCATCTCTAGCAAAAGCTAAATGCATCCATGTATTGTTTGAAAATAAACCTGATGAAGATGATAACTGTGCACCATCTTCGTAAATAATTAAATTTCCATTGTCGATTCCTATTGAATAACCATTACCGCTTGCATTTCTTCCATCCCAAAGAATACCTGTTTGTGTTGTAGCATCTGAAGCATACCACCAAAATTCTATAGTAAATGCTCCACCATCTAAACCGTCAACAGTTCCTGATGCATTTACGTAATCACCTGTACCATCTACTAATAATGAAGCGGTTCCAAATTGTTTTTCAGCTGTAGATAATTGTGCATCCCCATTTACAGAGAATCCATTACCACCTTCTGAAGGATTTAATACCTCTACATTAGCATCTCCAGTAACAGTTTCTTCACCTTGGAACATGGCCATTGCTTGACCAGTTAATGATACATCTGGAGCAGGATCCACGTCTCCTTCTTGCATAGACATAGCAAGTGTAGTTACTTGCTCATTACCATACGCACCAAAGCCCCATGCATAATTACCATTCCAAGTAGAAGCAGAATTTGCTGAAACTTCTACGATAGTATTTGCATCAAGTTCAGCTGTGCCGTCATTGGCTGTTAATTCTTGTCCTGTTGGATCTACAATCGCTTCTTGATATTGAAGCGTTGCAGTCATAGGTTGACCAGTTAGATTAACATCTACAACTGAAGATCCTATAACATCACCAGCAACAGAAGTTATTTCTTCACCAGTTAAATCTGCAGACGCATCTGCAGTAATTGTTAATGAACCTAAATTAGATGTTAATGAAATTCCTGTTAGATCAACAGTTAAACCTGAAATGCCCCAAGTTTCAGTGCCCCAAGTATCTGAACCCCAACCTTGATTTATTTCAGTATTTACTGAAAGAGTTCCTAAATTAGAAGATAATGATATTCCACTTAAAGTGGCATCACCATTATTTTGTAGACCAAATGAGCCTACGCTCCAAGTTAGTTCACCCCAAGTATTGGCCATAGGAAGTTACCTCCTACGACTATCCAGAGATTCTTAAGATCGCTGCAGTTGATGTTGGTGCTGGAAACTGAATTGTAAACGTACCAGAAGTTGCAGTTTTATCTGAACCAAAATCTAATACAGCAACAGCTGCGTCAGTTACAGTAGCAGATGTATTGTAAATCAATGCACCTCTCGCCGTTAAAGTTACACCAGTAAATGATAAGTTGTTAAAATCAACTCTTGCTACACCAGCAGTGATTGATGTTCCTGCATTAACTAATGCACCACCACCTGCTGTATACTGTCCAGAAGGTGATACTTCATTGGAAGTAGTATAAGAAGTCGTAGCAGAAGTTAAAGTCGCACCTGCGGTATAAAGAGCTAATTTAAACACGTCTCCACCAGATTGTTTAAAATTGTGATCACCTTCCAAAAGTTCTTTTTTGAAGCTGTTCGCAATTGCCTGAGTTATAGCCATAGTTTATCTCCTTATATATTTATTTTCCTCCGACTCGAGGAACACCACTTTGATATTCATCTCGTCTTCGTCTTCCCATTTGTTCTATCGAGAAGCCTTCTACCACTTGTTTATACTTTCCTTCGTATAATTGCAAGAGATCATTTGGCCCCTTTAAAAACGAAAAAGCTTCTACTAAGCATGCATACAAAAGTCCGTTGGGAAAAACTTTACTTATGTATGTTTCTGTATTTGTACTCGATAAACCTGGATCTTTCAAGATATAATTTAATTGAATTGTATAGGTAGCATCTGGAGTAGGAGCTACTACAATAGTGTCATTATCCCAATAACTGTAATACTTAGGCACTCCAGTTGAACCAGTTGGATTATATTCTGACATATAACTAGTGTCTCTATACTCTAAAAACTCTCTATTATCAGGCTGTGAACTTCCATCAGAGTCTATGATTTGAGCGGATCTAATAACTAATAAATTATCCGGTGTGTCAATAAATCTGTTTGAGGTTACTAAATTAGCTGTAGCATATCTTTTGTTATTATCAGAATCTACATCTCTTAAAATTCTAAATTCTGCATCAGATATAAATCCATCTACAATAGTAGATGTTAAAACATTTGAATCTACTTCTGTGTAATCTCTAATTTTTTGTACTAGTTCTGCGTATGTCATTATGTTATACTAATTGTTACCCTTCCTAAATTTGTCTGTGCTTCTCTTTTTCTATTAACAGAAGAACCATTATCAGGAATCATACCATTGTTTGATCCAAAAGCAAAGGCTCCTGGTAAAGTTAAATCTACATTCATAAAACCACCATCACCTGTTTGTGCAGAGAATGTTTGTGGTCTTGCATTGTCTAATCCTTGTGGATCAGCTGTATGTGGTTTTGGTTCTAACTGTGGATGCTTTGGTTCAAATTCAGATGTATGTACTCTTGAACCATTCCATTCAATAACCATTTCTTTATATGGAAAAGCTTGTCCACTTCTATCAGAAATAAATTGTGCGTATTTACCATTTGATCTAGACATTTGGATAATAATTTTTTGGGGTTATATAAGAACTAGATGAAGAACCATCTTCAGTTAAAGCTCTATTCAATTCATCTTCGTAAAGCATTTTCATTTGTTGAACGAGCTCGGGTTTAAATTTTTGTGATAAATAATAAGATAGACCTGCAACCATACAAGGTACGAATCTATAAGGTACATCAGCTTCATTAGAATAAGCCCCGGCATCCTGAATCCTGCTGACATAATAATAGTTTAAAAAGTTTCCGGCTTCTGTGCTTCCGGGAGTTAAATATAAAGTAATAGTTACTCTATCAATAAATCTTTGTACAAAATATTGTGATGGAACACCGGTAGATGTTTTATTTGAAAATGCTTGATACTCTGATCTATTTATTTTTGTTAAAGGTGTATCAACACTAGAAGCATTTCTATAACTTGCTTCTAAAATATCATCAACACCGTAAACTGAAGTTGGACTTGAAGTGCCATCAGCAGATGAACGATACATTGTATATTCTGCTTGACCTGCAATTAAAGTAATTGAATTATTTTTTACTTGCCAATAATGTAAACCTCTGTTTGCCCATTCTTGAAACATTATGTTTAAAGAACGTCTAGCCGTTTTTATATCATTACCAGAATAATCAAATCTGCCTATTCTTTCATAAGCTTCAGTAATTATATCATCAATATAAAAACCTGATTCAAAAGTTGTTGTTCCAGAAGTTGCCATTTAAGCTCCTAACTATCCAGAATATTTATCAGTCAATAATGTTACAGCTGCAACTGTTGTAAATGTTGAAACAAATATTCCGTCTCTAAATAAAATTCCATCTTCAGGAAATGAAAAGTTAATTACATCTCCAGCTGGTACGTCTGCTGTAAATAATGCAGCGCCTGCTTGTGATCCATTTGTTAAAGTAACTTTACCAGAATTAGTTGCATCATCATTTGAAACAATGATACCTCTTAGTCTTACAGCTGGTGCAACAATAGCATTTGTAGTTGTAGCTTCAAATCTAGTTGCTTGTATATCACCTTTACTTGCCATAATTTTCTCCTATTAAAATTGTGTGGGCCCGAAGGCCCACATTAATTATTTATTACGCAATATATTTATAAGATACTAACCACTTAATTTCACCACTTGCCGAAGCATTTGTAGTATTAGTGATTTGTAAAAATATATTTCTTGCATCACCGCTTACATTTGCTCTTGGAGATGCAGCTGGAGCAGCATCGCTTGCAGTTGTATCTAAAAGAGTAGTGTCATAGTGAGCACCAGCAGGTACAGTTGTACCACCATCAAGAATTTGATCAGCTGCAGCAGCAACTAATTCAGCGCTTCCTGTTGTAGTTCCAACTTGAAATCCAATGTCACCTGCTGCAACAGTTGGAGCCGATGTAACAACAAGCTCAATTTTTGTAATTACAGTGTTGTCTGGTTGTGAAAAAGTTTGTTCGTTAGTACCAGCAGTAGCTTCAACTGAACCTGCTACAACTCCACAAACTTCTTGTTGAGTACCTACATAAGCACCTGAAGCATTAACTGTCCAGTTTGCTGTAAATACACCTGTAGTTGTGTTTTTAGTTCCCCCGATAAAACCATTTTCTGATCGTACCGGTCCTGAAAAAGTAGTGTTTGCCATAATTATATCCTCCTAGTTATCGAACATAGTCTCTAGGCCGTCGACTATACACGTCTATGTTCTGATTTAATTTGTATAGTGTAAAATTTATATATTAAATTATAGAAAAGTGCAAGAGATCCCTACAGTAAAAGAGTCTTTTACAGTAATGTATTAGTCCTAATTAACCAGCGTAAAGATGAACTTCGCCATCTAACGGATTGGTTCGGACTTGCTCTTCCTGTTGCCTGATGATTGATCTAATTACTGTTTTGATCTCATCACCAATAACAGACATTTCAGCGGTAATTTGTCCTTTGTTTTCAAGAAACAACTCGTTCCATCTAGATTCGAGCTTCAGTTTCTTTGCGAACAATACCATGTTGTCCTGAGCCATTTGTAACCTCCTCATAGGTTATGTAAAAATCACTAGTAGTACTGTGGTACTCTAAATCATTTACTTCCCAATTTATATCGGATTTTCCTAGAAAGTCAATAATAGGTTTATTTAGCTCATCGGCATTATTTATCTCTTTATCACTTTCTATTTCAAATTGAGTTTGGAGTTTTTTTGTAAAAATTTTAACTAAGTATTTATTCATGGTTTTTTCTTTCTATATGCTAAATGAGGCGGGATTGTGTCCCGCCTCAAATAATTTAATTATTATGCACCTTGAACGCCAAAGATACCTCTATAGTCAGAAACTCCAAATGAGTATCTTTCTCTAGCTTTGTATCTAACGTTTCCAGTATCAAAGTCACCTTCCATAGCAGTTTTAATAGCTGCTCTTTCAAAGTACTTCATACCATTTGGCACGTCAGTGATAATGTAGAACGCATCTGGATCTGTTAAGAAATTGTTCACTCTGTAACCTTGAGGAACCATTCCCATAGAAACGATTGCGTTGATATCATTATCAGCAGTTCCGACTCTACCTTGAGACTTCATCAATCTCTCTGCAGTAAATTGTAACTCAGAAGGAATAATCATTTTTACTCCTCTAGCTGCAATTTTTAAACCTCTTTCATCAGTCATTGCCGCAATATCAATTAACGACTGTTCTAATGAAGTTTCGTTTAAGTCCGCTTGAGTTGCTAAAGTGTTAGCTACAGTACCTGCGATTGTTGGGTGAGAAACGTTAAATAATGAAACGCCGTCACCTGAATCGAAAGCA